CGTGCTGAATTTGCTAGCCTTATAGGTAAAGATATATCAAACGTAGAACTTAACTCTCGTCTTGACCTAGCGGTTAATCAAGTAGCCAATGCTAACCCAGACATCAAGGCACAACTACGTGCTTACTATCCTGGTATTACAGATGCAGATCTAACCGCATACTTTTTAAAGCCAGAAGAGACTTTGCCTCAACTACAACAGAAAGTAACTTCATCACAGATTGGTGCTGCTGCTACTGAACAAGGACTTGCTGCTCCTACCCTCACCCGTGCTGAGGAACTAGCCAAGCTAGGTGTAGACCAGACTGGTGCTCGTACCGGGTATGCCAAGGTTGCTGCTGTGCTTCCTGAGACTAGCAAACTTAGCCAGATTTATGGAGAGACTGGTATTAAGTATGGTCAGAATCAAGCAGAACAAGAGTTCCTACAGAATAACCAAGACGTTGCTCGCCAACGTCGTCAACTTGCTCAACTAGAACAGGGTTCCTTTAGCGGACGCTCTGGCATATTGCCAGCCAATGTTGGTGCCGGGTATAGCGGTTCCCTTGGAAAGTCAATCCAAGGTAAGTTCTAAATAGATTCCTGTCGTGGATAGACCAGCACCACGCAGTGTATAAGACTGGTAGTAGAAGCCATCATAGTTTCCCCAAACTTTGATGAGGTCTGCGATACAACTAACAGAATGGGAGAACGGTTGCTATGGCAACAAACGATTGGGATGATGACGACGACTTCGATTTAGAAGACGACAATACAACGCAGGCAAATGATGGAAGTGACTTACTAAAGAAACTTCGTAAGGCTAAGCGTTCTGACGAAAAAAGAATCAAAGAACTCACTGAGCAACTTGAGACAATTTCCAAGGTGCAGCGTGAGCAAGTTGTCAAGGATGTCCTAAATCAACAGGGTGTTAATCCGAAAGCAGCGCGACTTATTCTCAAGGATGTGGACAGTATTACCGAAGAGTCAGTGAATAACTGGCTTGAAGATAACGCTGACCTCCTTGGTTTGACCACGCAAAAGCAGGTAGACCCTCAACAGCAATTAGACCGTGCAGCCTTACGGCAGCAGGACATTGTTACGCAGGGTGCATTGACACCCGATAGAGCCGCAGATGGAGCACAGCGAATCGCAGATGCCACTAGTGCAGAAGAGATTATCGCAATGATTCAAAGCGGAAACTTTTAACCAACCGAATCTAACATCCTCATAAGGAGGTGCAATAAATGGCAAACGCATACACAACCACAGGGTCCTCATCACTCGGAGGTACCGTTGGTGGTGCAGGTCTCGTACAGAAGGCATATGACCGTCTCATCGAGTTCGCACTACGTGCTCAGCCTCTCATCCGCAACGTAGCGGATAAGACCCCTGCTCGTCAGAGCATCCCGGGTTCCTCTGTTGTATTGCAGCGTTACGTCGACCTCACACAGGCTACAACAAGCCTTACTGAGCAAGTAGACCCAGATGCAATCGCAATGGCGACCCCAACATACACAACCATCACTCTTGCTGAGTATGGTAACGCAGTACTTGTTACACGTGCTTTGGAACTCTTCTCTCTCGCAGACGTAGACCCAGCCGTTGCTAACATCATCGCGTTCAACCTTGCAGATTCTATCGACACAGTTGCTCAGTCAACTCTTGCTACAGGTGCTAACGTACTTCGCGCAGGTGCTCGTACTTCTTCTGCAACAATCACTTCTTCAGATACCTTCACTTCAGCACTTGCTCGTAAGGCAGTTGCTAAACTCCGCACAAACAAGGCTATCCCACGTAAGGGTTCCTTGTACTGGGCAGGTATCCACCCAGAGGTAGCACATGACCTCCGCGCCGAAACAGGCGTAGGTTCATGGCGTCAGCCACACGAATACCAAGCTAATGCCGAAATTTGGGCAGGAGAAATTGGTACATACGAAGGTGCATTCTATGTTGAGTCACCACGTCTCTTCAATGATAAGAAGGGTGCTGACCAAAGCACAACAACAACTACTACAACTGCAGCAGCTGCATCAGGAGCTACAACTCTTGCTCTTACATCTGTTTCAGGTATTCAAATTGGTGACCGTCTATCAGGTACAGGTCTTGCAACATCTGGCGTACAAGTCACAGCGATTAACTCTCTCGTTGTAACAGTCGACACACCAGTTCTTTCAGCTGGTGTCACATCAGGTGCAACAATCACAATCACTCCTGAGACACGTGTCTTCAACACCTACTTCGCTGGACAGCAAGCACTTGCTGAAGCAGTAGCTGAAGAGCCACATGTCGTTATCGGACCAGTCGTTGACAAGCTCATGCGTCACCGTCCACTCGGATGGTACGGCGTACTTGGCTTCGCTGTTTACCGTGATGAAGCTCTCTACCGTGTAGAGACCTCTTCTTCAATCGACTACTAATAGTTGACTGACTGCAGGGCTGGAGAAATCCAGCCTTGTGGTAAGCCCACTACTAAGGAGCACCATGGCGTATTACTTCTTACCTCCCACTGTGGAGGAAGGTCCGGCAGGCGGCGGACGTTTGTTTATTCGTTTCCGCTTAAACCGTGGCGTGACAGTTTTGCGTAATAACGGTGTTTGGTCAGAGATTCGCTACCCAACAGAAGACCAGACACGGGCAGCTGACATTGTATTCCGGGGAGGATACAAGCACTACATCACAGACGAACAAAGGACGGAACTAATTGCAGCAGGATACGGAGCAAACATCTTCTCAGAATGATATGCACCTTCATATCAGCAAAGTGCTGGAATGGAAGTATTTTTTAGTCGATGGACAAATGCAGCAGTACGTAAGTTTATATGGATGCACCGATTGCGACGCTACTTCAACAGAGCCCTTCTTATGGGGCAATGAAGCGGTTATAGACCACACCCAGTGTGGCGATGATTGTTTCGGATGCAAAGTAAAGAACCTGCAAATGAATGCAGGAGATGCCCGTGGCGATGTTATTGCCTCCGGTACCACTCAGAAGAAGTGGGATAAAGAATTGGCTTTCTATAAGGATGCCCGTGCCCAAGGTGTACAGCCTGAAGGAACTACACGGACAGCCGTACAAAAAGCACTGGAAGCTTCAGAGGTTCTCAACAAACCATATGACGGCGGAAAGATGCCAAAGGCCAATCACATCAATACCAAAACGGTTGAAGTAATGAAAGAAATAGGAGCAGTCTAATGGCAATGCATAACGATAAGGCACAGGATGCCAAGATGATGAAGGGCATGAAGCCTGCACAAAAGGCTGCCTTCAAAAAAGCTGATACCAAGATGGATGCTAAAAAGCCTAGCGCTAAAGCAGACATGAAGATGGATAAAGCATTGGCTAAAAAGATTATGAAGAAAGGCAAGTAAATATGTGCACACAATGCGGATGCGCTGATACAGCGGTCACAATCAAGGCACCAGTTAGAGTTGCGGCAGGTCAAGATGCATCAGTCATCAAAGGCTTTGACGTACCACCCCCATATGGAAAAGGAAAAGAATAATGTCAGATATGATGTCACCTAAGACACGTAGCTCAGCTACCGATGTCTCTTCAGTAAACAAGGCTGACTTCTTCGGCGGAGAAGCCCCAGCAGCAGCAAACTTTGCTCAGCCATTCACAGGTGAGACAATGATGGGTCCTTCAGAAGTTGTAGAAGGTATCTATGTTCAGCCTGAAGGCGGACGAGCTAAGTAATGCCAAACCGTATCCCAACTCCTCGCATTGCCCCTGTTGGTGTTAAGTCATCTGCTGTAGATAATTCAGCAGTAAACACTAAGCAGTTCGGCACAGCAGGCGGAGTAACAAAGGGTGCGACAAAAGCCGTTGGTCCTAAAGACTTTAATAAGGTCGCCAAATAATGGCTAAGGGCATGGGCTTCAAAGCCGCACAGAAATCAATCGCCAAAAAGTCAGGCGTATCCATGGAGAGCGCAGGAGCAATCCTCGCTTCTTCAACACGTAAAGCTAGCCCAGCTGCGAAGAAGGCAAATCCTAACCTGAAGAAGGTTGCGATGCCTAAGAAAAAGGGCGGAAAGTAAAATCATGGCAACCGACCCACGTCTCGCTAGAGCCGGAGTATCCGGCTTCAACAAGCCTAAGCGCACTCCTAGTCATCCTACTAAGTCACACGTTGTTGTGGCTAAAGAAGGCGACAAGGTAAAGACTATTCGCTTTGGTCAGCAAGGCGTGGTCGGTGACCATAAACCAACCGCACGGCAGGCTTCATTCAAAGCCCGTCATGCACAGAACATTGCCAAGGGCAAGATGAGCGCCGCATATTGGGCAGACAAGGTGAAGTGGTAATGGCTAAGAAAGAAGTTTGGGACAAACCAAATCCTAAGAAGAAGTCAACACCTTTGACATCATCTCAAAAGAGTTCAGCCAAGGCTGCTGCTACTAAAGCAGGCAGACCTTATCCAAATCTTGTTGATAACATGCGAGCAGCAAGGAAGAAAAAATAATGGCTAAAGCATTTAAGGGACCAGACGGCAAGAAACATATTGTTACCAAAGATGTAGTTGTTAAGCATCCGGGTAACCCTAAGAAAACCATTGACCTTACTGAAAAAGCTGGAGTAAAAACAGTTAAGGCTGGAATAAAAGCAGTTGGAAAATACCATTCTAAGAAGGGCAAGTAATGGCTACATACGGCACAGCCCTTTACAACGGAACCTCTTATACCCTTTACGGATTCCCGGGCTCTACAGTCCGTGACGAGCTTAATCGCCTAGCCAATGGTGGAACCTACCCAGCGCTTACCGCTTATCAAGATGAGCAGGGTGCTGCCAACAAATGGGCAGGCACCAATGGTCTTGGAATCATTGCTGCACTCAACTACAAAGTTTCTTCAACACGTCAGCCACCCGCATACAAAGAGCGCAACGCAGTAGCCAATGAACTTGCTGGCATTACAGACCCAGCCAAGTACTTGGAAATTGTCACCGCATTAAGGACTATCGCTTCCTAATGACAACTACTCTTAAGAATCTCATTGATGATACACAGCTCAATATCCAAGGCTTCACATACCGCCAAGACCGTGCTACCTATCTAACACAGGCTTGCACCTCTGGCGACCTTGTTCTCTATGTTGGTTCTACCGACAACATCGGTAAGGGCATCATCGAAATCGACAGCGAAATGATGTGGGTTGACTCATATGACCGTCAAGCTAATACTATTACTGTTGCCCCGTTTGGTCGTGGCTACAATTCTACCGCTGCAGTTGACCATGCGGTTAACACAAAGGTCACCATTACTCCAACGTATCCTCGGGTAGCTGTAGCACGGGCTATCAACGATACTATCAACTCAACATACCCAAAGGTATTTGCTGTTGGTGCAACAGACTTTAGCTTCTTAGCTTCTCGTACCACCTACCAGCTTCCTTCAGAAGCGGTTCAGATTCTTTCAATGGCATGGCAGACTGTCGGACCAACACGTGAGTGGCTACCCATTCGCCAATGGCGCTGGGACCCAATCGCAGATACAACTTATTGGGGAGTGCAGGCTCCAGATGGACCTAACTCTGGCTTAGCTAAGACAGTTTCCCTTTACGACAATATCTTGCCGGGACGTACGGTTCACTGTGTTTACGCAAAGATGCCTGTGCCTCTCACCAATGAGACAGATGTCTTTGAGACAATTTCAGGGCTGCCTTCATCTATGCGCGATGTAATCATTTACGGCGCAACATATCGTCTATCTTCCTTTATCGAGCCAGCTCGTACTTCTATTACCTCTGCTGCTGCAGATGAGTTTGAAACCAAGCGTCCTTATGGAAGCAGCATTAACGTTACTAAACAACTTCAACAGATGTACCAAATGCGTCTTGAAGAAGAATCCCTTAAGCAAAAGCTCCAGTTCCCAGCCCGCGTCCACTACAGCCGATAGGTAAATAGATGACAACACGTAAGTATACATCCCGGTCCCAGCAGACTACACTCACATCAGCGGTCACCTCTGGTGCTTCAATCATTCCTGTTGTCTCTGCTACCACCTTGCTTGGTGGCGCGACATTAAGCGCAGGGCAAACCTTTACTATTGTCATTGACCCAGATACGGCACTTGAAGAAGTAGTTGATATTTATTCAGCTTCTGGTAACCCAGTATCTGGAAACAATTTAACCATTGTCCGCCCGATTGATAACTCATCAGCGCAAGACCACTCAGCAGGTGCAGTGGTACGCCACATGATTATTGGTCGTGACCTTCGTGAGGCCAACACTCACATTGAAGCGAGCGCAGGAGTACACGGCATTGCTGGCAGTGTAGTCGGAACCACAGACACTCAGACTCTTACTAACAAGGACTTGTCTAGTGCAACCAATACTCTCTCTACATCTTTAGTCACTCTTACTGGCACACAGACTCTTACTAACAAGACCATCACCAGTGCTAGCGAGACAACCCCAACAATCGCAGGGGCAACAATCAGCGGTACATGGACAAGCACAGCCACCATTACTGGTGGAACTATGAACCCAACTACGCTAACTCAGAACAGCGTTCCAGTTCTTACAACTACCAGCACATCTACTGTCACTAACAAGACCCTTACTAGCCCTACTATCAATGGCGGTACAGTCTCCTCAGCAACAGTAACTTCTTCAACTGTTGTCTCAGGAACTCTTGGTTCAGACCTTGCTGCTGGCGGATACAAGGTCTCAGGACTTGCTACACCTACGGCTACTGCGGATGCAGCAACCAAGGGCTATGT